CGCTCGGCTGTCAGGCGATGCGTCCAACGGTTCGGGATCATACGACCGACGAGCCTCCGTAGTAGGATGGCGCGTCGTAGTCGTCGACCGTCGCGTAGACGCCACTGAGCATCACCTCGTCGGGTTCGTAGCTCACCGACGAGCCGTCGCCAGTGCTCTCGGATTCGAGACCGTCGGATTGGGTGCGCTTGAGCCGTGCGCGACACAGCCGGACGAGCGCCTCTTCGACATCGGCCGGGACGCCGTCGTGGCCGTGGGTCCACTCGACCGAGATGCTGCGGTACTCAGTCGGCCACTCGTTGACTGCGGCGTCCTTGAGTAAGACGAGGTGTGTCTCCTCGACGGCGTAGTCCTCGCCTTCGGTGAGATCCGTGACCGACGTTGTCTCAACGGTCACCGACTGGACCGATTCGATCGGCCGTTCGGGGAGTGGGAGTTCGCGCTCGGGGGCGCTCTCGGGGCGCGAGAGTTGCTCGGTTGTTGGGGTGAGCGAAAACTCGACGTCGACCCAGCGCTCGATCCGAGCCGACTCGCTGCGGAGTGCGTCCTGAAGTAGTTGGTCGTACTCCGCTTCGGTCAGGTCGGGATTGATGTCGGTCCAATGGAACGGCAGCTCGCGCTGTAGCTCCTCGACCGTCAGGTATCGCTCTGGGTCGGCCATTCAGTTTACTCCTGGTCTCGCAGCGCGGCGATGAGTTCGTCTTTGTTCATCGACCCACGCCCGTCGATCTCGGCCTCGGTGGCGAGATCCCGCAGTTCGTCGTAGGTCAGGTCTTCGAGGTCCTCTTCGACGTCGGTAGACTCGACGCTGTACTCGTCCTCGCCGAGCGTGACCTCGCCGGTGCGCTCGAAGTAGCCGAGTTCGTCACAGAAGTACGCGGCTGTGTCGGCGTCGAGTTCGTGTTCGTCACCGTGAGTGGACACGCCCGACAGAGCGCCGTGGTTGAGACGGCCGGGGCCACTAACATGACGGACTCGTTCAGTCATCCGTTATCAGGGTGCCTGGATGTTGGTGGCGAGTGCGCCACTCTGCAGTTCCTCGATCTGGAAGTCGAACTGTCCTTCGAGCAACGTCCGCGAGTGGAGCGCCTCGTCCATCGTCTTGTCGGAGTCGGTGGTCTGCGTGATCTCCATGGCCTCGTACGGCCCGAAGGCGAGCTGGTCGGGGTTGATGAGCATCGCGATGTCGTCGGGCCAGTAGCTGACGCCGACGATGTCGTAGCCGAACGGGGTAACATCCGAGTCTCCCTGCAGGACCACGACGCCGAGCCCGTCGTTCCGCTCGGTCAGCCCGGAGTGGTACGCCTGGAGCTGGGACTTGCTCAGCATGATGACCTGCTCGTCCTCGTCGCGGAACCGCTCGGGGACCGTCTGGATCATCGAGTTGAACAGATCGGTGTTGACCGGCTGGGCGGTCCCCGCTGCGTCCCCGGTGTCGGTGTGGATGTACGTCGGCATCGTGTCGACGGTCTCGCCGTCGGCGTCGATCCCGATGCGGTCCGAGGCGGTGTCGTTGCCCTCGGCGATCGCGATCCAGCCGTCGAACTTGTCGTTGAGTGAGGCCGGGAGGCTGGAACCGGTGCGCCCGGCGTTGATCGCGAGGTTCTGGACGTCGTTGGCCCACGCGCGCTCGAAGTGCGAAAGGATGAGATTGGCGACCTGCTCATCCGACATCGTGTTCTCGACGGCGTCCTCTTTGAGGTCGTACTTGATGTAGTAGTACTGACCGGTGACGTTGAACTCGACAGCACCACTGGTGGCGCTGGACGTCTCGGGGCGGCTGCCGTCTTCAGCACGGGTGCCACCCGAGAGTTCGGGGACGCCGATCTTCGGCTTCGCCATCTCTTTTCGCGCCAGCGGCTCGACGCGGACCATGTCGAGGAGTTCGCTCTCCTCTTGGGTCCGCTCGATGAACTCCTCGAAGAGGTCTCGGGGGAGTTGCGCGCCGCTGAGGTCGGTCGTGTTGATCGGGCTCTTCTGCAGGCTCTGGGTGTTCGCGGTGCGTGCTTGGTCAGACATGCTCAGTCCCCTCCGAGCGCGGCCTTGAACGCGCTCGCTTCGTCATCTTCCTCGCTGGTTTTCTCCGCGCCGTCGACCTGGTCGCTCTCGGCGCTGGCCTTGGCGACCTTGTCGATCCGTTCGGCGTTCTTCTCGGACTGCTCGTGTAGGGCCTTTGCCCACTCGGGGGCGTCTTCGAGTGCGTCGCCGTCGTCGGTCTTGTCGAGGTCGGCGAGGCGATCGGCGTTCTTGTCTGCCTGTTCCTTGAGCGCCTCCGCCCATTCGGGGGCGTTGGCGAACTTGTCGGTGTCAGCGTCTCCGCTGGTGTCGGTGTCGTCGGTTTTGCTCATCGTGATCTCTGTGTCGGTGTCGCTCTCGGCCATCACGTACGGGATGAACTCCTCGCTGACGGCCGCGTTCTCTCGCTGCTCGCGCGTCCACTCCACGAACTCCCACGCCGCCTCGTCGGAAGCGAAGGCCGTGTCGTCGTCGTCGAGCGCATCAGTCTGCCACAGCCAGTCGCGGAACTCTCCGAATGTGGCGTCACCCTGCGCGTCGACGAAGCGTTGGACGGCGTTGGCGACGAGCTGGCCCTGCTCTTCGGTGAGCTTTTCGAGCGCTTTCTCCTCGGAGTCGCCATACTGGGCAACGTCGAAGGCGTACTCGTCGCTGTCTGTGAATCGGTTCGTCTCGAAGTCCATATCCGACGCGAGCGCCGCCTCGACGGCGTCGTGGGCCGCCATCAGCGTCTCTCGGTTTGCTTCCGAGAGCGTGCGGCCCTCTTTGGCGAGCGTCAGTGCCTTTGCGGTCGTGATCGGGTCGGCGTCGACCAGCTCGATGCTGTCGGTGTCGTCGCCGTCGCCGTCGCCGTCGTCACCTCCGAAAAGTAGGCCCTTGAGCCGCTTGCCGAGCGTGGCGTCATCGACGTCGTCAAGAGGCGGGGCGTCGGGGTCGTCAGTGTCGTTGGTCATGTCATGGTTGTGTGCCTTGTCGGTCGGCGACTGCAGGTGCCCCCACAGCCGTCGGGCATCCTCCTCGGAGTGCCCCCGCGGTTCCATCATCTCGACAAACGACTCCTCGTCACCGGCCCGCTCGACGAGGTTCTTTGTGAGAGACTTCTCCGCGTGGTCGGCGTTCGGGACCGCCGGGATGTCGACGTCGGAGATCTCGGCCGTGTAGCCGTTGAGGATCTCCGAAGCCCCGCCGAATTCGACCTCGGCCGGGAAGGTCACCCCATCGCCGAGTTCATCGGCCGACCGTTCGACTTCCTCGCTGACTTCGCCGCCGATCGAGAAGCCAGTGAGCACGCCGTCATCGACGAGCGCCCACAGCTCATCATCGTGGTACTTTCGCGTGATGATCCACGAGCCGGCGGGGTACTCTTTCCCGCCGATGATCTCGGACTCGTCGATGATTTCGTTGCGGACCAGTTCCGCGTCATCATCGGCGAAGCGGTAGTGCATGACCCCGTCGTCGGGATCGGGTGCATACATCGCCTCGATGCCAGCGGGCTTGAGAAAGTCGCGCTGTCGGTCGACCTCGTTGGGGACGAGAGCCGCGCCCGTCGCGGTCCGCTCGTCCTCGTCGGTCGCTTTGATGGCGACGGTTTTCTGGAAGCGCCGCGGCTCTGTCTGTGTCATTGTCTCGTTGAGAACGCCGGGATATGGACCTCTGGCAGCGCCCCCGGCGGGGATGCCGTCATCGGGTGGTTGCGTCAGATCGCGGCCGTCACGCGACCGCCGTTCTGGATCGTTTCGAGTTGGCTCTCGGTGAGTTGATCGGCGAACACTGCCGCCGTCGCACAGCGACAGTTGGCGATCTCGCTGACCGGCGCGAGTGGGTCACCAGGGTGATCGAGGTAGACGCCGCCGACTTCGAAGGACGTTCCCACGGCGACGACCTGTTGGTGGGCTTGCGCGTGCGAGTCGCGCTCCCGCCCATCGATCGACGTCAGCCACTGTTCGCCGACGACGCTGTCGGCGTCTTCGTGCGCCGAGTGTGCGCCAGCGTTCGACGTTGAGATCGTCCCCGTGCGGGCCGCGCGCTCGGCGACGTAGCCTTCGAGGCGGCCGTCGTATAGCTCATCGTTGAGCTTGTCGGCGATGTCGGGGATCGACAGCCCGTCTTTGTGCGCCCCGCGGAGCCACCGCGCCGAGTCTTCGGTGATCGTCTCCAGGGTACTCCCGGCGGCGACGTCAACCCACTCGTCGAGGATGTCGAGCGTCCGGTCGGGGACAACGTCGAACGCCACGTCGATCTCCTCCTGGCGGACGGCCAGCTCACGCCCGGCGAGGATACCGTCCTCACCGTTCTCCCGGAACACCACTTCGAAGTCGTTGGTGTAGTCGCCCGCTCGCTGTTGGATCTCGCCGCGGAGCGATTCGAGCGATTCGAGGTCTTCCTCACTGGCCTCGTCGAGGAACGCTTCGATGTCGTTCTCGACCGGCTGGACGGCGTCGATGTAGTCGTCGAGGAACGTCTGAAAAACACGCTCCTCCTCCGGCGAGAACTCGACTTTCGAGAGCACTCGGCGTTTTGTGAGTTGCCGACCGCCGCACGCCTCGCACATGGTCAGTCCCCCGACGCCCCGCGTTTGATCCGCTCGTCGGCCTTCTCTTCGCGCGCCGACTGTTCGACTTGGGTGACTGCCTCGTCAAGGGCCGCCCCCGGCGTCTGTTGCGTTGATACCTCGGAGACGAGCCGCTCGCCGATCTCGTCATCGCGGGGTTCGAGGCCGAACAGTTCGAGCGCTTGGTTGACCGTCAGCACCTCTTTGACCGAGTCGGCGGTCATCTTCCCGATCTCGGCCCGCTCGCGTTCGTTGCGCGCGCCCTTGGTGACGAAGTCGACCGTCCAGTCGTGGACGTCCAGGATCTGCTGGTGGATGACGCGATAGAGGCGCTCGGCGTAGCGCTCTTGCTCCGGTGCGATTGTCTCTTCAGTGAACTCTCGGATCGCCTCCTCGGTGTTGGCGTTCGTCGCGTCGTGGTTCCCGAGGATCTGCAGGGGGACGTGGTGGACCTTGGCGATGTCCTTCTCGTTCATCTCCCGGTAGTTGGCGAAGCTCATGTCTTCGTCGCCGTAGTGAGCCGCCGGCTCGACGCGGATCTTGACGTTCTGGTCTTCGACGCCGATCCCCTTGTCGACGAGGTCGTCGGCCTCCAGGATCAACGCCCCCGGACCATCGCCGTCGCGGAGCCCCTCGATATGCTCCCGAACCTCTTTGCGGGACTCCTCGGAGAGTTCGCCGCCCTCGACGATGATGAGGTAGTCCATGACGAGGTCGTTTTCGAGACGCTCGCGGTTGAACCGCCGCGCCTCCTGGTCGGCGACCATCGTCTGAATCTCGCTGATCCATGTCGGCAGGCCGTAGTACAGCGTGTTCGGGTGCGGGTTCGGGATGAACAGCAGCTCGTTGGCTGGCTTCGCACCCTCGTTTCGCATCGTCTCGATGTCGTTGTAGACCTCGCCCGTCTCCCGGTCGACATACCGCGGGTCGGGGTTATCGTTGAGGTCCGTGTTCTGCCGATCGCCCGCCTCGGCGAAGTAGCGCGTCTGCCCGTTGCGCTTTTGAACGTATCCGTGGCCCGCGATCTGTTCGTCGATGAACCCATCGCCATCCCGTTGCTTTTTGACGCGGACGGTCTTGGCAGGGAGGTAGCTCATCCCCGCAGGTTCGTCATCGAACTCGGCGTAGATGATTTCGAGGGCCGCCCACCCGATACCGTGGTAGTCTTGGCGGGCCTTCTCGTGCATCTCGGTCGGCGTGCCGCGAGCCGTCCCCTTCGGCCCGAGTTTCCAGAGCGTCTCCCGCGACCGCCAGAAGTTCTCAGCGCGATCGCGTTCGTCTTCGCTGGCGTCTTCCGGATCGACGTTTTCGTGCGGCACGATCTCGAAGCCGTAGCCGACCTCGCGCTTCGACTTTTTCTCAACACACACCGCGTGCGTGCCGTTGAGTTCCTGGAGCCCGGCGAGTTGGTGGGTCGGGTAGGGCGTTGCGATGCCCTGCCCGACAGTGATGCCGATCGAGCGCTCGTCGAGTTGGTCAGACGACGCCGACCCGGCGGCCTTCTGCATCCCGACCAGCGATGACTTGACCGTGCTGGTGTCGTCGTCACTCATCGTCTTCGTCCTCCTCGTCATCGGCGATCTTGTCGAC